GATAACATGATTATCGATGGTGATCTCACAATTGTTGGTAATCTTACAGCTCTCGGTACTTATTCACGTCTTGATACTCTTATTACAGGTACGAGTTCGATGCAGATCATAAACGCAGGCTCAGATGTAGCTCTTTATGTAAAGCAAACAGGAGCTACCGACGTTGCCGCATTTTATGATGATAGCGAAACTGCTTTTATTATAAAGAATGGTGGAAACGTAGGTATAGGCACTCCTAGCCCGCAAGGTAGACTGCACGTTGACGGTGAAAACACGAATGACAGCATTGCAGAAATTTACGTTACAGGGTCTTGCGGTTGGACGCAAATACATACCTCCTTGCCCCAAGGATCTTGGAATCCAATAGTTCGAGATTGCGATAAGGCTATTATCTTTAGTGAAGGTACAAAAGAAACAGGTAATTTTGTAATAGCACCGTGGTCAGATAGCACGCGAGGTATCAGAATGCTCGGAACAAACGGGAATGTTGGTATAGATGTAGTTACCCCAGGCACCAAGCTTGATGTTGCAGGAGACGGTCGGTTTACTGCAAATGCACAGACTTTAAGTCTTGTCGGTACAGACCACAGCTATATTGGATGGTATCCCGATGGTGTAGCAGCAGGTAGAAAAGCATGGACAGGATTTGGAAATGCAACACAAAATTATTTTTCCATCACCAATGAAATAACAGACGGTTCAGGTCATATTGTTCTTACACCAGGTACAAACGCAAATGTCGGTATCGGTACTTCAACACCTACGCTATATTGGTGGTGATAACAGCAATGATATTGAGATTGGTACACTCGATGCTGGTACTAGTATGATACATTTCTGGAATCGTGGTAATGCAACTTACATGGATACCACGATGAGGAATCTCAATGCTACCGGCACTGCTACAATAGGAACTATAGCTGCCGGTTCGACAGATACTGTACTTGTAGTAGATGCTAACGGTCTCGTACAACAGAGAACAATAAATTCTGGTGCTTGGTCCGGTACAGCTGGCGGTATGGTTGATGGTAATGGTACGGTAAATTATCTTCCAAAGTGGCAAGACTCCAACACATTAACTTCAACATCTAATGTGTATGATGATGGTACTAATGTTGGTATAGGTACTGCAGCACCGGGTGTTACGCTCGATGTAAATGGAACAGCTGCTGTTAATTATTTGCGTGTTGATCCACAAGACGGTACAAATGAAGGTGGAGAAATACAGCTCGTAGGCGCTGGTACAAATGGAACATTTCAAATTGACAACTTTGCTGGTAACGCCAGAATACACACTCTCGGTGCTTCTAAATATTTTCAAGTTCTCGGCGGCAATAGTACACTTGCATTGCGTGTAGAGAATGGCGGTGGTTACATAGCTGGTAATACAGGCATAGGTACTGACATACCAGCTTGCAGATTAGCTGTAGTAGCAAATGGCTCTACTTTCGGTAACCCGGTTAATAATAATACCGCATCCGGTCGATTTGAAAATTCAAACAGTACTGATGCTACAGCGCATGCATCCATTGCTTTACGTACTAATGGTGCAGCTGCCGGTGACCCATTTATTTCGTATGATATCAACGGTGTGGCGGGATGGTCAACAGGTATAGATAATAGTGATGGTGATAAATTTAAAATAGCTAATAATTGGGCAGATGTTGCGACAACCACACGTCTCACTATCGATACAGCTGGCAACGTAGGTATCGGTACAACAGCTCCTGGCGTACGGTTACAAGTTGAAAATACATCAGCTGGTGTTAGTACAACATGGCAAGGTGGTACAGATTTCTTAAAGCTGTTTGCATCAGATAACAATTTTAGTGAGCAAGCGATTTCTTTCCAAGAAACAGGTACGAATGTAGGTGCAAGAATTGGTGTAAAGAATACAGCCAATGGCGCTTATGATATAATTTTTGCAAATAGACCTAGTACATCAACTACATCAGCTCAGGCGGAGAGGATGAGAATAAGGCAGGATGGCAACGTTGGTATAGGCACTAATAACCCGCTTTTCTTATTGCATGTTAACGGTACTCTCGGATCGGGTGCCATTACCTGTACTACAGTTAACACACAAAATAATAATATCACCATGGGTACCGGTGATCTTACTTGTGATACTATAGGTTGCGGAGCAATAACATCAACGACAATCACCACAAATAACAACACTATTAACGCCGGTACTGGTGCAATTGACGGCGGTACTATTACAGGAACTACTTTAAGATCTACAGGTGACGTTGTTGCTTATTTCGTATCTGATAGTAGATTAAAGGATAATAAAGTACCGCTTAGTAATTCAGTTGAAAAACTTCAGAAAATAGAAGCATATAGCTTTGACTGGAAAGAAGTAGACGAAAGCATTTGCACGAGAAAAGGTCATGACGTCGGTCTTTTAGCACAAGAAGTGCGTGAAATATTGCCAGAAGCAATACTTGAACGTGATAACGGCTATCTAAGTCTCGACTACATCAAGATGATTCCTCTTCTTGTTTCAAGCATTAAAGAGCTCAAGGCAGAAATTGAGTTATTAAAAGCAAAATAAAAAGCTTGATTCACTAGTATTTGCTGCTATGATATAGAGCATGAAGCTCGCATCTATTGAGATAATCAAAAATATTAGAAAGCATCCGAATGCTGATTCTTTAGAAATTGCAGAAGTTCTCGGGTGGCAAACAGTGGTTAAGAAAGGAATTCATAAAGAAGGTGATAAAGTCATCTTCATTACCATTGATAGTATAGTACCACGCTACCATTGGTCAGATTTCTTAGCTGATAAAAATAACCCCGATAAACCTATTCGAATCAAAAACATCAAACTTCGTGGTGAATATAGTTCAGGATTGGTTGTTTCTTTGAGTGAGTTTACACCACAATTTACCGAAACAACTGTTGTAGGGGAAAATTTAACCGAGCTTCTTGGCATTAAAAAATATGTAAAAGAAATACCAGCTCATCTTGCTGGTGAAAATGTCGGTGATTTTCCTACAAGTCTTGCCTCAAAGACAGATGAGGATAATGGATTAAATGATCCAGAGCTCGTGCAAAAAGTCTTGCATAGTGAACCTGAAGTCACTATAACACAGAAGATTGACGGTAGTAGTATTACAATAATAGTTGAAGAAGGTAAAATAACACAAGTATGCTCAAGAAATCTATCAAAGAAGGATACAGAAAACTCAGCTTTCTGGAAAGCAGCCAGAAAGCTAAACATACCACAAAGCTTTACAGGTGTTATTCAAGGTGAATTAACAGGTAATGGTATTCAAGGAAACCCGCTCAAGCTCGAAGATGTACGTATATTTGTTTTTCAAATCAAAACAGGTGGTATTTATATGTCATATGATGTAATGAAGAATTTTTGTGAAAATGAACTTAAATGTGATGTCGTACCTTTGATTGCAAAACTAGAAGTAGCATCTACTATTAAGTTATGGACAGACCCATTGCAAAAACTACAAGAACTTGCGGACAAGCAAAAATATGCTAGTGGTTGGGAGGCAGAAGGTATTGTTGTGAGACCTTCAAGCTACCCGCGTTCATTTGAATCACGGAGACCACTTGGGTTTAAACTTATCAATAGAAACTATAAAGACTAATATGTATAAAGTAGAACGCAGAGGAGTGAAATGTGCATGGTACGACGTTATGTTGTCGCCATTCAAAACAATGGACGAAGTAAAGAAATATTACGCAAAATATAGCTTGTACTACCCGGTAGAAGAGCGTAATTATCGTGTTACAAACCTCATGACCAACAAACAAATTATACTTAAATGAACATATATAAAGAACTGGCAGAAGTTGCAGAAACAAAGGATAATGTAAAGAAGATGCAAGATGATATTCTTGACGCTTTTCACATTGATAAAGACAAAGCTACTATGCTATTGAATGAGCTTAATAGTATTGAGGAAGAGCTTGAAGAGCTCGACAGAGAGATAGAGCAATTAGTCTCACAGCTAATTTAGATCTTATATTTTAAATCTTTCATCAGAAAGAAATAATCACAATATTTTAAAGTATTACCAAGTGGCGAGAGTTGTTTATACATATCACCACTGTTAATATTATCATCGACAGCGAGAATTCTTGTAGCTCCTATCCATTCTCTCGATTTAGCATTGCCCATGTATTGGCTTAATTGCTGAATAAGTTCATCAAGAACAAAATGTGAATCGCTGTATGCATCAAGATGCCCGCTCATCTTAAATCCTGTAAGTTTACCTTGTAGCTCTGGTATAAAGCTGCCAGCGTTTAAAGTGTCAACTGCGTCTTTAAAAATTGCTTCATTAAAAGTAGAACGGAGGTGTGATGCAGTAGAGAATTCTGTATTGGGTTCAACGGTTGTTGCTTTTGTATAAAGAAAATCAACAAGCGCATCTGTTAAAAATTGTGTGACTTTATTTTTTGATTCACTACTTAACGTAGTATTTGCAAATTTTTCAATTAAAGAAACAGTTTTTTCAACAAGCTCATTAATACGGACAACTTCTTTCATTGTATCTGGTGTAACGAGCTTTTTGGGTATTTTCTGTACTGAGCAATTTTGTGCTCGCTTTTGCATTATACCACTTGAGAATTTTGTTTTTAATTTGTTAGCTATCGTTTCAGCAATATCTTGTGCGTGCGACGATCTACTTGACGGATACAAGATAAAGTCGTATGGTGCAGTTACAGTGCCGATAAATGCATCAACTGCTCTCGTTATTAACATCTCATAATCCTCTTTTGGTATAGCTTGAAATGGCTTATCGTACCCTGCACCTTTATATAAATTACTTGATCCTTTTACTGTTGCATATACACTATTTCTTACTTCTTTTCCCTCACCTGACGTAGTAGAATAAACATCATAACCAATAAACATTTTTGCTTGCTTTGTAGGAATATAAGTAGACATATTTCCTTTTACCGTTGTATTTAAAAATATTTCTTTTGCTACTAATTGCTGATTATCATCAAGAAATGCACCGAGTTTGGCTATTTCTTTCGGATTAACTTTATAGATCAGCTTACCAGAATCTTTATCTCTATAAATATTTTCCGAAAAAAAATAATTCTTGAAGTTCCGCATATTACAATTATATTTATAACCTCTAGTATTTACTAAATAATATTAAATGAACTTTAAGGAATTTTTTGTTGAAAAGCGAGTGTTTGCGCTCAATAAGACAGAACAAACCCAGGTAGATAGACTCGCTGCAAAATATGTTAAAAAAATGCAGAGCTTGGATTCTGAGGGTATTAAAAAAATATCTGAACCTCTCAGTCCATCACTATATCAAAAACTTAATATTGAGCCAGAATCTAACAAGCTCAAACCACGGTATGACTTTCTTGGACCTATTCACATTAGAGATCGCTCTACAAAAGAAAAGCGCACTGTAAACGTCTTTGTTGTGTTTAATAGTAAGGGTAGTGACGGTGGTGTATATTTTGATGACGGTAATGAGATTTTCTTATATCATAATAACTTGAAATACGAATCGTCATCGTATATACACGAGACGATTACTCATGAAACGATACACGCTGTACAGCATTATAAAAAAATGTCGACAGCATATTCACGTGCTGTAACAGCAAAGCAATTCGGTCCAAAGAGAAAAGCTGCTTATTATAGTGAGCCTATGGAGAGAGAAGCGACTATCGGTGGTCTTGTAGCACAGATCCGTAAGGCATTTAATAGTCATTTAAAAGTTATTGAAGATGAAATTGCTAAAAATAAAGCAAGTAATGTAATAAGATATTATACTATTAAGCTCGAAACATTCTTAAAGAGCATAGAAGTTTTTGCGAAAACACCTCCAGAGAATTATTTAAAATATAAAGAATTGCCTTTACCTGCACCTATCTCGCATAGAGAAGAGTTCTTTTCTGTTATGAGTAGAGATCCAAAATTGCGTAGAGAGTATCAATTAAAGATGGTAAACCTTTCACGTGAAATGATCGATCAAGCAAAAGATTATTTTGAGAAAAATAATCTAGCTTTTAATTACATACAGTAATAAATCTTATTATATGGCTGCAGATAAAGCAGATGAAGTGCGTAGTTTCATTACGCAGAAGATAAATGAGACAAAGGTAGAAGAATACCCTTTTCAACATGTTGTAATTGATGACTTTTTACCCAAAGAATTTTACCGTCAATTAAATCGCTATTTTCCTGAACACACGGATATAGGGTTTCATGACTTTATGAAGTGGAAGTATCGATTTATCAAAACAGCTTTTGATCTTGAAACGTCGAATCCTAATCCCGAAGCAAAAAATCTATACAAAACTTTCTCACAAATCTTTACCAGAGAATTAGCTGAAAATATTTTGAATAAATTCAATGTAGAAGTTGATGGTGATATAGGGTGGATGTGTGATTATTGTTGGGATTTGCCACATGAAAACCGCCAAGCTTTAGAGCCACATACTGATAATATTTCTAAGTATGTTTCGATGATTATATATTTCCCATCTTTTGGTGCGGTAGATGGTAGGGTACAATACTTACCTATGCCAGGCACGGATTTATTAATTAAAAACGCTGATGAAAGCTTTACAGCGGTAAAAGAAGTGAAAGCACAAGGCAACAGAGCAACAATATTTCGTAGAAGTGAAGAATCTTGGCATTCTGTAGAGCTTACACGCTTCTTACGTAAGACCATTACCATGTTTATTGTTGATCCTACAAAGTGTAAGGATAAGCACGGCTTTTTTTATATAAAGGTATAAAAAAGCTTGAATATAATAAAATAGTATAGTAATATATTAATTATAAATTGCGGGTTACAATTCTGGGAATTGGGGGGTCTCATAAGCCTCTTTAGGTGGGTTCGATTCCCACACCCGCTACCAATTTGGGTGTGCGGCGAAGCTGGAGAGTCGCAGCAGACTGTAAATCTGTTACCATTGGTTGAGTTGGTTCGAATCCATCCACACCCACCATTTATTATTTTTATGAAATTAAATCCCGATAATGAAAATAAACCTGCTATATTAGTTGAAGCAATATGTTGGACCATTCTTCTCTTTTTTATTACAACTATTGTTTATGCAGCGCTCTTTACAGCCGTAAACATAATTAAGAGTTGATTAATCAAAAACATAAAATAACATCCTTTTAAATATATGACAGACCAAACATCAAAAGTACAGCAAGCAAAAGAACTACGCCGTGAGGGATGCAGCTTTAAAGAAATAGCTGCCATTCTCGATTCCAAGCCGTCTACGGTCTGGGACTGGGTTATGGATAGACGTAGACCAACACGTACATCAGTGCAAGTAGAAGATCAATCTGATTATGATTTTGCTCCTCCAGTACCCTATACGCGAGCAATCGACAATGCACCAGAAGATGCTATTGAGGATCTTAAGGACTTTATCCTTCAGCTTGCTCCTATTCATTACGATACCCCGCCAGCTCCACAGGTAAATGAAACGCCTAATAAGTATGCACTTGTTCTTGGTGACTGTCACTTTGGTACTGAAGACTGGAATGTACTTGATATCTTTCTTCAAGCGGTAAAGGAGATTAAACCTTCTACTGTTGTATTAAACGGCGATACGTTGGACATGTTTGCTATTAGCCGTTATCCAAAGGACGTTCGCTATACTTGCTCTCTACTTAAAGAGCGTGAAGCATACCATAAGTTCCTTAAACAGCTTCATGATATCACTGCACCTTTTGGTACCAAGATCTATGAGACTAACTCTAATCACTCCGGTGATGGTAATGAGGGTCGTTGGTGGAGATATTTGAGCGATCGTATTGGTGAGATTGCTGAGCTCCCTGAGATCAAAGATAAACTCTCGTATAAGTCAGTCTTCCTACCGCAAGCGTCGTGGAGTAGGGTTGAGCTTGTTGACTATGTAGAGGTAGTACCTGGCTTTATAGTCATGCATGGCGACGTTGTTCGTCGTCACGGTGGTTATTCAGCTCGCGGTCTCTTTGAGAAGTGGTTTACCTCGATCATGGCTAATCATACTCACCGTGTTGGTATGACTACTCAGCGTATTCCATCTATCGGAACACAAGAAGAGCGTATTATTCGTGTCTATGAGAACGGATGTGCTTGTAATCTCAAGCCTCTTTACAAGCCTCTTTATGCATCAGCTGCTAACTGGCAGAATGCCTTCTCTATCGTAAATTATACAGATGTAAACTTTGCAGTAGAGACAGTTATTGTATCTAATAAGAAGGCTGCAATCTCGACTTTAGGAAAAACTCTAAAGGTCAGCTAAAAAAGTGTTGCACGTTCCAAGCATTTTTTATATAAATAAAGATGTAATATGAATACTACATTTGATCAACTCGTCAACAAATATGTCAGCATCAACGAAGACGATGCTCAGCAAGCACCTGAAGCACCAGCACCTCAGCAGCAAGGCAGCATTCAGCAAGGTACCGACTTTACAACTCTTGTCAACCTTCTTAAGGGCTATCTCAGTAAAGGCGCAACATTCGGTTCTTTCTACTACAAGTCCAAGACTTCCGGTGGATCAGGTATTTACACTGTTAACTTTAACGTCGATTATAAGCGCGCTAAAGAAGAAGACATGCAGAAGCTTCGCGACTATCAACCAGAGAGCGATCTTGAAGCTCAGGCAAAAGAGTCGATCCTCAATCCTAAGCAGCGCAAAGTTGCAGAGCAACCTTATGTCAAGCTCGGTCAAGGTGTAATGGTTAATACCACGAACGATAAGATTCATATCTTTGGCTTTCCTGTCAAGTATGAAGAGATCACACCAGCTGCAACACCGAAGAAAGGCCCTGTTGGTGAGCTTACGAAAGCTAAAGAAGATTTGAAGAAGAAGCTTGGCTTCAAATCAACAAAAATCCGTAACTTCATCCTTGACGCAGATAACATCGCAGGATTGAAGCTTAAAGGTGATCTTATTGAATTCCAGAACGAGCAAGGTAGCACACCACAATAATACATAATGCTAAAACTTAATGCTGAGAAGCCATTATTGTTCTTCGGTGACAATCATGGAAGATGGAGTGACCTACTCTCTATAATAAAAGCTAAAAAAATTTCTAACGTAAATATCATCTCAGTAGGAGACATGGGTATTGGCTTTAATCCATATGAAGATATGGCAATGTGTGATTTGCTTAATAAGCAATTCAAGCAAAACGGTATTAGCTTTTATGGTATTAGAGGTAATCACGATGACCCTGCTTATTTCAAAGGCAACAATAGAGTATGCTTAGATAACTTTGAGCTGATTGAAGACTATACCATTGGTGAATATGGCTCTAGCGGCATTCAGTTTATAGGTGGTGCTATATCTGTTGATAGAACAGGTAGGGCGGTTAACATCTCATACTGGGAAAATGAAGGTGTCGTCTTTGATAGAGATTTATGTCAAAAGGTTGATATTCTTGTAACACATACAGCGCCCTCATGGTGTTCACCGCAGACCTTTAATGAAATGGTGTATGGTTGGGCAAGAGAGGATGCGTATTTAATTGAAGATTTAACCGATGAGCGTGCTGTGATGGATGAGATATTCAAGCTATGTAAGCCATCATCGCATCTATATGGACACTTTCACTTTAGCTGGGCTGAAGAAATTAATAATTGTAAACATAGATTGCTCGATATCAATGAGCTATGGATGCATCAATAATTACAAGTTGTATAATAACTTCGTGGTAGTATAATATATTTTATGTTTGAATCAAAAAAGGACGAAAGTACTCTCGACGATTTTGGTGATGAGAGTGAAATGGATGGCTCTGATCCAGAGTACGATGATGAAGATGATGAAGAGAGTGCTTTTGAACGCGAAATGATGAGGCCGCCCGAAAAATTAATTTTAAAGAAGAGTGACGCTGCTGCAAAATATGGCACGAAGTATATACAATACTCACAATTTGGTGATGCATTTATACCTTGTGGTAAGACTGTTAAGAGACTTAGCCCGGGTGTATACAAGATATTCAAAACCGAAAATGGCATGCCTTTATTCGAGCCATCACCAATAAAATCGGATGAATGGTTAACTTTTAGAGATGAGTTAATTGAGGATGTAGTTGGCGAGATACAGAATTTCTGGAAGAAACGAACAGTATTTGAAGAGTATGGCTATTTGCAGAGACGGGGATATATGTTTTATGGTCCGCCGGGTACCGGTAAGACTGTACTTATAAAACAAATTACACAGAAGATTGTTGACAATGGTGGTATTGTATTCATATGCGATACACATCCAAGCACTGTTCAGGAAGGGTTAAAATATTTTTCTAGAATTGAGCCAAATCGTGATATTGTTTGCTTATTTGAAGATATCGATGCTATTGTAGATCGGTTTGGAGATTCACATCTCTTAACATTGCTTGACGGTGAAGACTCTATTGATCATGTACTTAATATAGCTACCACCAATTACCCTGAGAAGCTCGATAAGCGTCTTATTGGCAGACCGAGAAGGTTTGATCGTGTAGTGAAAATAGGTTACCCTGAGCCTGATATGCGCTTATTCTACTTTACTCAGAAATTAAAGATAAGTGAAGCAGAAGCTAAAAAATGGGTTGATGCAACTGATAACTTTACATTTGCAGCTATGACCGAGCTTGTTATATCTGTTAAATGTCTCGGTAATCCATTTGAAAAATCAGTTAAGCGAATTCGCGATCTACTTGATTTGAAGCCATGTTCGTCTGACTTCAAAACATCTAGAATGGGATTCTAAATGAAAGTACATTTACCAGTAGAAGAAGGGTATTTTAATATTACTCCGAATAAGTTTTGCGGTTTAGATTGTTATCTTGTAACTCCGCAAATTGACGCAAAGTGGAGTAATAATAATTTATTTTACCGCTCTTTGATTACAGATAAAGAAGGTAATGTTTTATCTTCTGGCTTTCCAAAGTTTTTTAATTACGGTGAAAAGCCTGACTGTTATCCAAAGCCTGAAGAGTTTAATGACTGGAAGCTTGAAGATAAAATCGACGGCTCTTTGCTTATTGCAGACTATGTTAATGAGCAGTTCTCAATGAGAACGAGAGGAACTGTTTCTTATACATTGCAAGAAAACGCTAGAGATTTTGAATTGTTACCAGAGAGATACCCAAAAGTAAAAGAGTTTTTAAAAGACAATCAACACTTAACTCTTTTGTTTGAGATTGTAACACCTAATAATGTTATTGTTGTTAGACCACAGCAAATAGAATTCTATCTTATTGGCGCCATAAACAAGAACGGAATGTGTGTTGTCTCTTCATCTGATTTAATCGATATATGGAGAAAGATCGGGCAGATGCCTGTGCCTCAATCATATAATTTCTTAGATACTAATGATCTTTCTAAAATAGCAGAAACAATTAAGCACTGGAAAGGTAAAGAAGGTATTGTTATATCGTATAATAATGGGCAAAACCGAATTAAATTAAAATCTGACTGGTATTTATTTCTTCATAGAGTAAAATCTCAATTGAACTCTGAAAATAACTTGATTGAATACTATGTAGAATCTGGCATGCCGTCGTATGACGTCTTCTCTAAGAAGATAGAGACAGAATTTGATTTTGAAATTGTACGGCAACTTGATCCATTAATTACAAAGATATGTGATACTGGTAGCCATGTAGCAGAGTTGATAGAGAGTATGAAGGATTTTGTCAAAAGCATACGAAATTTTGAAACAAGAAAACAACAAGCTGAATTCATAATTGCAACATATACAAATACTAATCGAACGTCTTATATTTTCCATATGCTGAATAATAAGGAATTAACTAACGAACATAAAATAAAATTAATGCATCAATGCCTATGAAAATTATACACAAAGATAAATGGGGATTTTGGTTTTTTACGCGCTATTCTTTCTATATGGAAGATGAGGATGAAGGTATAACTGAATATTTCGTTGACAAAGATATATGGAATAGATTTGACGTCGGTGATTATTTTGATACACACTACCATCAATTCTATAAATACGATAATCGTAATAAATAATGACACGCTCCCATAGTGTAATGGTTAGCACACCACCCTTTCACGGTGGTAGTAGGGGTTCAAATCCCCTTGGGAGTGCCACTTTGATACGGAGTAGCACAATTGGTAGTGCATCAGAATTTGGATCTGAGGGTTATAGGTTCGAGTCCTATCTCCGTAGCTTTTTTACAAAAAAAGGCTTGCAGGTGACAATGAATTCAACTATTCTTCAATATTATGAAAGTAATAAAAATAGCAACAGCAGTGACGTTGCTTTCATTGACGGGCTGCACAACAGGCAGCAAGGTAAAACACACCATTAACTATTATAGTGTTGGTGAATATAGGCCAGTAATGGTACCACAACCTACCCACGCTGCTGTTCCGGTTATGCGACCTGTAGTTGTAGCGCGCCCTGTGTATGTTGTAGATAGTGATGAGCCAACTGTGACAGATCTCGGTAAAGAGATTACAAGAAAAATCTATAAGAAAATGCAAGCAGCATATTACGCTAATTGATATGAAAAAACCTGAAATTCCCGAAGAACTTAAACCTACATCTATTAGCTTTAGAACAGCTTTTTGGATCGTATTTGCAATTCATGCAATTATCGGTGTAGGTTTTGCGGCATCACCAGTAATCAATGCAAAGGTGAAAGAAAATAAAAAGCAGATTGAAGAGGATAAAAAGTTACTTGAAGAGCCGGCTCCTGTGTATGTAGGTGTACCGGAAGCAACGCCTGTACCCTCTCCGACTCCTGCACCTACCCCTGTACCGGTAGCAACCCCTAAGCAAACGCCTGGTAGTGATTGGCCTCATGCGAAACAGCCACAAGTTAAAAAAGTCAATACTCTTGTAAAAGAGTATACTGTTATGCCAGGAGATACTTTCTATAGTATTGTTAGAAAGTATAGACTCAATCCTATCAAGCTACAAAAACTCAATAACATCAGTGATGTTAATAAATTAGCAGCAGGGCAACGTTTAAAATTCCTTTAACATATGAAACTTATTAATACGATTATCGACTTCCTCACCGGTATATACATTTTTTATCCAAAGCAGGTAGCTTGCTTTTTTATCGTTGCACTTTTTGTAATCCTCGGTATTATCATTCTATGAACTATACAATATCACAACTACGTAAGAAAGGTTATAAAGTTCAAGTATTACATAGTCGACCTGTAGCTTATCAGCAAAGAATCGATGGTAGTGTACGGGTCTTTGCTCCTAAGGGTGGTGTTACTGTAATAAACATTACAACACCTACAGGTCATACTGTTACCGGTGCTGCGAGATGTTCAGAAAAAGAGACATGGAACCGAAAGATGGGTAATCAAATTGCTCTTGGTAGAGCAATAAATCAACTAACAGATATATAATACTATGGGAATGTACGATACACTAAAAGTTAAAAAAGATCTTCCTCTGCCTGAAGAAGTAAAGCATCTTAATATCAACTGGCAAGAAATAGAATACCAAACAAAAAGCTTTGAAAACTGTTTGAGTGAGTATGTTATAGGTGAAGATGATAAGCTATATGAGTTTGTAGTTGACCGAGAGTATATACCGTATACAAAAGAAGAGAGAAAAAATAAAGATATTAAACCATGGAATCTATGGAAAGAGGTTAACATAAAAAAAGAAGAGCTCGTACCTCAAGAAAATTACCATGGTGTTGTTCGGTTTTATTGTTATGAAGATTATGATGAAGATTATAGTTTTTTTATCGATTATAATGCTTATTTTACGTACGGTAAGCTAGACAAGATAGAGTTTGTTGAGTTCGATAAACATAAAAAGAACAATGAGCAGATCAAAGAGATGTTAAAAGAGCGTGAGAGTGTAAAGTATAGAGTAGTATACTGCTTAAAGAAGTATACTGGCTGGTCTTTCCTTTGCAGAAAACTTGAAATTAGCTTGTATGCTGTAGCAAATCTGCTTCATAAATTGAGAATGATTCTTATTAGGATCGGGTAATATAATGCTCGAATTTAAATCACCCATCCCTGTCGTTACACCTATGGGTAATGGGTATGCAATATATGTCTGCAATAGCGGTACATTCGAGAACGATATATGGACTGTAGCGCTTGAGAATGGTGGCAGAGTATTACATTTTCGTTCTGATCAGATTAAAATTTTTAAAAACGCAACATTTGATATCAATGAAGAAACAAAATAATAAATCTAAAAGAGTTCAAATAGAGTTTGAACGGCAACATCTATTAGTTCTTATTTCAGCTCTTGAAACCTATTCTCGTCTTCAATCCGGTCAAATTAAAATGGCTATGGATGAAGTCTATTGGGATAGAAGTCTTACTTATGAAGAAGGTCAATACATAGAAAATGTGATAAGGTCTATCGCATTCCCTCCTAACGCCAAGAGAGAATATGATGGTCACGGTGGGTTCTATGATCAATATAATAATGAGTATGATGAAAGTGGAGAGATTGTAAGAGAAAGTGAAGATTGGGTAAATAAAAAAATTAGACCTCATCTTGACCATCCTAACTCATCATTCGGTGTAGGGTGTAAAGAAATGACGAGGGGTACTGTTGCCTGGGAGATCAAAAAAGCAATAGAAGAGTTTTTACATTATGAACGAAATGATGGTTACCGAGATATGGGTGTGGACGGTGACGGTGTCCTTAATATATCTAACATTCCTGACGCGAAAGTGATTGATCCAGAAACAAAAGCATATTGGGTACCGAAAAAGGAATTTATCATTCCTAAGAGATATCAACCAAAAATTGCATCATTGGTGCAAAGCAATAACTGGAGTGGTGTATGGGATACGGTAGAGAAAGCTTTCAAGAATAAAAAGCTCCCTGGAGGTAGCGGTATGAAAATTGAAGAGAAGGATTCCTTATACTATGTTGTTGTACAGAAACCTTACAAAGCAATATTAGAAAATCGCTCTAAAAAGATAGCCGCTAACAAAGCCACCTAAAAAAATTGTAAGCTTCGGGTACTTTGTGATTAAATCAATAACTTTTTCTTTTAGCTTTTCCATATAATTATTTATACTATATAAGCCATAATTACTATCATAATGAAAGAACATAAACCATCTACCGGTAACCAGTTGATTGATATCTTCACAACGCATATTGGGCAAATTCATAAACACTCAAAAGCTCTTCGCTCTCTTGTCGATTCTGCAGAATTTAAAAGGTATATAGAAGATGATGCTTTTGTGTATGATCTCTATAAAGAAGTAATAGATCATATAATCGGTATTACAGGCTGTATGGGTGTTACTATAGATGATGTAGAGATGTTGATGGATAAGACATTAGGTATTAAAAAAGAAACACCGAAAAAGAAAAAGAAGAAATGAAAGCAAAAGAGTTAATAGAATTGTTACAACAGCTAGATCCTGAGACGCTTATACTTGTAGATGGGTATGAAGGTGATTATGATACTGTGTCATCTACAGCAGAGATAGATGTTTGCGGTCCTTTTGAAACTAATTGGTGGGATGGAAAGTATCGCTCTTGCCCGAAAGATGAACTGTTGCGTATTAAATCATTTGTCATTAGAAGATAAATCGTCAAAATGGGTATTAAATTCACTTACAAACCTATCGTAGCTTAGCTTTATTGGTGCATTGTAAAATTTACATTTTCTTGTAAATTTATCATATTTTTTAGTATAACTAGGATCTGTAAATACTTCATCGCGGTCAATTCGTAGATGCGATATTCTTTTTTTAACGTTTAAAGTATCAGTTATATGATTAGCGAGATTGGTATATAATTTTAAATCAAAGCCTGCAGATAATTCTAAAGATTTGACACCCGGGTTACAATAAACTAAATTTGCAAACCCTGCACCTTGTGCTCCTACTACATGTGTAATACCAGCGAAGAGATTGATTTGATTCTGGACCGACATCTCTTCGAGCGTCACAGGTTGAAACCCTTTCTTTAACAGGAACATCATAATATTATCTGGTATTGATCTATTATTATTGCGTGTTATAACTATTTTCTTATAATCTGTAGTACCGGTAATCAGACTTCTATATCGTGTAAGGACATCTAATGTCAAAGCACACCCTGGACCAGCATGTAATTTATTAAATGGTAGGCGTTGTAAATTCTTTACATATTTTATATCCTGTATATTATAATACTGAATATTTTTAATACCTAGTAGATTCATGTACTCTTTAAGAGGCTTATTTTTTGAATCAATATTAGAAACGAGTATATTGAGATCCTCAGTTTTACTCATTTCGATTATAGAAGGTATCATTTTAGTAAGCAACCTATAAACATTATCTGGTGTATTGTGTATATGATATAAGTGATCGACAGTAATATCGCCAGAAAATGCATACTCTATACCTTCATAATGCTTGAATTCATGAAAAATTTCCTGCATTTGTGGTGACCAAAACTTTCTTTTTAAAAAAAAGCTTTTTAATTTTTTCTCTACCATTAAGATATTTTATAAAATATTTTGCATTATGCAAACTCGATAATAATATTATTTAAAAATGTGTAAATTAACTGTTATCCTACCATGCGCAGGTAAAGGTGAGAGATTAGGCTTACCGTATTCAAAGGAAATATATAGCTTTGAAAAAGATAAAAGTTTGATCGATTATACATTTGATTTGTTCTCTGCTTATAATAGAAGTGATTTGCATTTCGCTATTACGATAACCGAAGACAAGACAGACATTATCCAACATCTAAGTAAGTATAAGCACCGGTTTAATATCTCTTTTACCTATTTTAACCCTGAAGAAAAAGATGTGCCGGGATCTATTAAGAGCACTAAACATTTGCTCGGTGAAAAAAATCTTGTTTTGTTGCCGGATACTATCCTTAAAATAAATCCTTCCATAGATATTGTAACAACTATATGCAATACACTTGATAATTCAGAGTTTGCCTTTCTTTATAAAAAAGAAGATTCACCCTCTATATTAACAACTAGAGGTGCATTATATGTAAAGGGTAATGAAGTGGTAGATTATGATGATAAGCCTTGCGATATAGGTGATCGCTTTAATGCTTATTGGGGCGGGCTTGCATTTACAAAGAGAGTATTTGATGATGCGCTTAATACCATTCAGCACTTTTATACAAGTACTAAGCCATCATTCAAAGAAACAGTGCTCTATAAAGCGAGAGCAATAGAGATTGATGACTATATTGATCTCGGGACATGGGACAGTATAAAAACACAAATATATAACACATATGTACGTTAATTTTTCAATTCGAAATTTCTGGAAAGATAAAAATATTTTTAAATCATATTTTTATTTTCATAAAAAACTTACAAAACATAAAGATTTTGAAATGCAATGTGTTACGGATAGCTGGCACATTTTTAGCATAGAGTTTAAAATCGGTTTTCGAGAAGATCACGCTGGGGTAAGATTAGCACTCAGTTTGCTAGGTAAAGAAGTTTATTTTCAGATTATAGATATTCGCCATTGGGATTATAAGAACAATTGCTGGCAAGTAAATTTAGCTGAAGAGATGGTAAAAAATAATTTTGATGGTTTTTAATTGTTGATTTTATACTCTTTGCAGACTATCATAGGTACTATGACGGAAGAACTACAGCTTAAACTAGTCGAAAAATACCCTAAAATCCTTCGTGACTTTCGTGGAGATCCAAAGACGACCTGTATGGCATGGGGATTCGAATGCGATGATGGGTGGTATAATTTACTAGATGAGTGCATGGAGAAAATGCAATACTTCTGTGATCTTTGCTCCAAGGATGGTAGAGAAGTACAAGTAGTAGCAGATCAAATTAAAGAAAAATATGGTGATCTTCGCTTTTACGTAAGTGTTTATGGAGCAGATAAAATTCAAGATAGTATCATTGACGATATTATTTCTGAAGCAGAGAGAAAATCTAGAAATACTTGTGAGGTAACTGGCGAAAGCGGTGCTCTTTGTAAAAGAGGATGGTGGCTTAAAACTCTTTGTAGAAAGGAAGCCAGGAAGCACGGTTATGTGGCTTGTAGTGAAGAGATGGAGAAATATTGGAAAACAAAAGATGAGCAAGAAGCTGTGTCTTGAAGAAGCAGAAGATGTAGCTTTCTATGAAAGCGGTCTTGTTGCTGATGGGTGTTTAGAAAAGCTTGACGCATATGCTATGGGAGCTATAATGCGATACGGTAGACATCTATTAAGAATGCAAAAAGAAAATACTATAAAAGATACAAATTTTTCAGTAAATGAATAACTGGCAATATATAGGCGCAATTTTGACAGGTGTAGCAGCATTAGTTACTGCAGGTGTAGGTGTTTACGATAAGCTTCACACTGTACATAAAGAAGTATACCAAGCTGTAGCAGAGCGAAAGACAGTAAGAGAGTATGGAATTGTAGATGATAGGGATGGCTGGGTTTATATGAGAGAACGGCCGGATGTGTCATCCCCTGCGCTTGCTAGAATTTTAAACGATACAAATTTAGAGATAATAGGCACATCAGGTAATTGGTTTAAAGTATATACGGAAAGTGGTAGAACAGGATATATATTTAAAGATAGACTAATACTCGTAAAGCATGAAACCAAATAATCAAGTTTATGTGGAGCCAATTATTCCTGTAGCTAAACTATATAAACCAAAATACGAAATCGTTAATGTATATACACAAAACGAAGAAGGGCAATGGTACCTTTATTTGGTAAATGTAGACGAAACAATATTTAGATATAGACTAGACTTTTATGAATCAGAACAATAAACCGGATTGGATAATATTATCCATAGTAACAATCGTAATTACCATGTTCATCGGTATGGGGTTAGGTGACTATCTATCATACCTATCTACAAAGCAAAAGAACGAAACAATTCGCGTAGCAATATGTAAGGATTGGTCGGTTGAACAAATTCAAGGACTTATAAATTCAAAATAATGAAAACAGAACATTACACATCAGATGGACGGCATCCTGAAGATGCTATTTACAAAGCAAAAACGTTTATTAACGAGCTTGAAGAAGTACAAAAGACTTACTTCGACCGCTTAGCATATGAGCTGAATATGAGCAAGGAAGGTGAGGAGTGGTTGTTTGATTACGTTTATAATGCTTTTGATGAATATGATGATTTTGAGCACTATCTAACGCAATTTAATAAAACTTATAACGATATGATTAAAAAAGATACAATGTATACTGACTCTGCTGAAACATTTCTCTCTACTGATTTCGGTGAATTTAGTCCTATGATGCATATGAGCTCCTGTGAACCGAGCTTAGGTACTGCCTTTCCACCTGCATACAATGATAATGAGCCTATATCACTCGGTCTTGATACCATTACTGTAAAGCAAGTAGGGATCGAGACAGATAACAAATGAAAGTTTTTAACGATTGGAATGAAAACAAAATTGGTTCCTTTGTAATCTTTCTCGGGAAAGAAGCAAGAAACCATTGCAGGCGAATGCGAAGTTTGTATAATGAGTATACGAAAAGCGGTGATATAGAGGCTCTTAAGCAATATACCGTACAATGTGGGTCAGCAATGCAGACTAAGTCACTTTTTGCAATAGCTAAGTATCACTTTGAACTCGATACATTTAAAAGAAAACATGCGTCCAAAAAACCACTTTAAGTTCTACTGCAAAGCTGGTCAAAGTTTTATACATAATTACAAATACAACGGTTATGTAGAAGAGCTTTTTGATGACGCTTTTTTAGTTCCGTGTCAGTGTACAGGAATGAAAGACAATCATGAGAAGTTTATTTACGAAGGAGACATTATAGAATTTGAAAGACCCCTAACGAATAAAGATACTAAAAAGTTTACTGCAATTATATCATATGCTGATGGTGCTTTCTTAGTCATGGCTAAATCATCTGATACAGAGGGAACATTAGCTTATATATGGTTACATGATCTTTCTAAAGAAATTTATAATTGGAAAGTAAAGGTAATAGGCAATAAATTTGAAACACCGGAGTTAATATAATGAGTGAATATGTACCAGAGAGATGGGTAGTTGTTAAGATTGAAGGAGGGGAATTTCCTTTGACATATAAAGTGTTTGGCTGCTGGTTTGGTGGTTATCTAGGATCTAATTCCTGGAAAATGAACAGTGGAATAAAGTACGTGTCTGAAGGTGATAAATGTTATTTGTTTGAAGGTTATTCCGGTTCTATTTATAAATGCTATAAAAGTAACTATGGAACGCATATGTACGGTCGGGGTGTATTGGAGGATATTATTGAGAAGTCTAAAGAGCATGGCGTCATAATGGAAATAATGCCCGAAGATACAAATTGGCTTGACTTGTCCTACGAATAATTCTATATTAGGCTTTGTGAAAAAGAATTCGTTTTCTTTGATTGAAGTAATTGTGGCAATAGGAATATTTGCTTCCGTTATAGTAAGTATTTTTGGTTTACTTTCTATTGCTTTATATTCCGTCCGTTCGGTTGAAAACGAAACTATAGCAAACAATTTTTGTGAAACTATTTTTGGTATATGGGATGTCTTTCCAAGAGAGCATAGAGATCAGCCTATACCATTACCATACGTTGGAAACTTTACACTATCTCAAAACAGAACATTCTTTTTAAACGAGAACGGTATGATAACAAATGATTCTAGCAAAGCTGCAATAAAGGTAGAATATACCGTAGACAAATCAAATAATTTCAATATGATCGATACTACATTTATATGGCCACCAAATGCTCCAGATGATTCTCCAGTAAGACGAGAGCTATGGTTTAAGACTGGTTATTTTTAATAATATGCTGACTAAAAATAAAATTATCGATGTTTGGAAAAATCAGGGATGGAACAATGTTTCAGATTATTATAATGACTTGAACCTCCATAAACAGTACACTGTCGATTTACTCGATCCAGATAAAATTAGCCCAAAAGCATTTTGGAAGGCTACTGATAAATGGTTTAATACTGATACTGTTTGCAATGGATATATTAATAAAACAAACTCTTCTTCTATTTCTCAGGCAAATTACACTAACAACAAAATAGCCCAGTATTCTGGTATGCTGGGGTTAGTTAGTTGGGGTATTAATAATTGCGATTGCAGGTTTGGGAAAACTATTATTGGAGAGATCGGTTGTGGTTATGGTTCTTTTTATGAGCACTTTGCAAGAGACAAACATGTAGACTATCTTGGGTTTGATGTGGTTAAACGATTTGATAAATGCATTGAAGTCAAAGGAAAAGACGGTACATTTACAAATAAACAAATAGAA